ATCTTTAAAATCAGAATACTCTAATATATCAGCAACACGATAAGTTAGTGCTTCTGAAATACTTCTAAATAAATACAAGCTACCATCAAGAATATGTCTTGTTGCAGTGTTTGAATTTAAAGCTGCTAGCTTCTGTAAACCAACTAAAGAATTAGGATCTGGTGTACTACCGTCTCTCGCTTCATTTAAGCCTGTTACAGAGCGTATCATTCCTAAGTAATGATTATAGTTAGCTATAAGCATTTGAGTCTTAGAAGCGCCTGAATTTGAAGTAAGTTGCTGAATAGGAACTCTAGCATTATTAAACTCCCCATCACCTGTGTAACTTCTACCAATAACACTACCTGTTTGAAAGTATAGTCGTAAAGCATCTTCAGGATTGTACGCATTACCCGTACCCATATCTACTTCATTTAATCCATCAGCATCAATGAATACACCATCTGGTACAACCTTAGAAATAACTTGCTGTAATTTAAGGTGTGTTATTTGTATTAAATCTGCAAAAGGAATCATTCGTCTAACTAAAGACTCTATAGATCCTTTGTACATTCTAGGAGCGACTGCTACATAATTTGGTAATGCGTGTTGAGCAGATGATTTTGGTCTAACCATATTCTCTGACAACTCCCACTTTAGCAAGTAGTTTGTTCCCATAACCATAACCCCATCATACCAAACGTCTATTGTTTTTTCAAACTTTTCGAATTTACCCTCTTCCATCATTTCTGCTGGAGGATTAAATTGGTCATCTTTTTCTATAACTTTAGATCCACCACCTTCATATACCTTTTTCTTATAAACCATTTTTTTAGTGGTCTTATAATTAAAGTACATTAATGTCACAGTGTCTCTGTAAAAAATATCATTATCATAATACTGAGCAACATTATAATAGTCATACCAGCTTTGTCCGCTTTTAGATATTTCTTCCAACTGATCATTTGTAATAGTAGGATCAATCTTAATAAGCTCTGTAATAGGAACTGTTTTAATCTCACCCCAATAGAAACAATCTTTAAAATGCGGGTCTTCTGTATAACTATATACAACATTAGCAGGATCTACATATGATATCTCTACTCCTGAGCCCGGTAAAAATTCATGTTTTGCAACAGAAACTCCAAGCACAGTTAAATCATAGTCTGTTCTTTTTCTTAAATCATAATAATGATTCTCATCAAGAATAGTGTTTATAGCCTCTTCCTCTGCAATTTCAATTGCAGGTTTATAATTAAGTTGCATATATAATGACAACTCTTCATCAGTTTTTGGCAACTCTTCTGGTGATACAACAAAAGGATTAGCTCCTGTTTTTTCCTGTATCGTTTCAAGAATTGGTTTGGCAATCATTTGCCCTTCGATCATGTCCTGATACTTGCTTCTTTTCGATTGAGACATAGCATCTTGTGCATAAGCCTTAACCTTAAACAATCTATCAGACATACCATTAACAACAATGTCTACGAATTTAGGTAAAATAGGAACAGGTGTCCAGTCCAAGTTTAAGTATGACAAATCTCCGTCAACTGCTATTTCGTTTTTGTACTTACCAACAGATTGTTCACCACGAGCGTACAATCTAAGTCTATGGAAATCTTTCCATTGATCATAGAACCTACATCCGCTTCCGTCTTTTTTAAACCACTCATACTGAATAGCCTGTCCGATCTGTAAACCGAACTCATCTGTTGCTTTCTCAGCATCAGATACAAATTGACTTGGGAAACCTGTTGATGATATGTTTATCTTAACATCTTTCATCTAATAATTTCGCTTATGTTTCCTTTGTTATTATATCTTGCAAAGTTAACGTTTATTTTTGATTGTTTTTTCTCAGGTTGATATAAGTGTTTTTGAGTTGCCATAATAGCCAAACCTGAAGATATACTCGCATCAAATTTAGTTCTATTGGTTATATCAAATTTTGCCCAATCCTCTAACGTTCTAGAAAAAGGCATACTACCTATTTCTTCTGAATCTCTATACGTACCCTCTGTATCCATTCCTACGTACTTTTCAATATAAGACTCTATGGCTGATGCATGAGCTTGCTTTACATCCTCACTTGAGTTCGGAATACCTCCTAATTCTTTTTCTGTTTTTGATAACTTATTTAAATGCTTATCAGGTCTGTTTGTACAAAAACCTCTATACCCTCTGTTCTTAAAATGATAGAGTAATCTAGGTTTATTATTTTCAATAAGAATAGGCATACCATAAAACACACAAGCCATCAATACTTCTTCGTAAAATATTTCAGCAGTTTGTGGTCTAGCAATATACTCTAAAAAAAATTGATTACTTGGAGCATTATCCATATTAAACTTTGTAAGTCCGTGCAACGCACCATTAGATCCTCCTCCACCTACTACTCCTGATATGTCATAACTATCACAACCAAAAGCACCTATGTGTTCATTTGCTGGATATTTTTTTCCATTTCTTGTGTAATATTGATTCTGTAAATTTTTTCCTGGAATCCAACTTAATAAAAACCTACCTCTTTTATCAGGACTAAATATAACCTTAGTATCTTTTATACCGTCTTTCCAGTAAAAAGAACCTCTAGTTATATGGTGCTCAGATATAAGACCATCATTATAATCTATCTGTTGATATATTTTAGTTAAATTAAAAAGACTTTGCTTACTTTCATCCCTAAACGCGTGTGACTCTGTTCTTGGAAACTGACGATAAAATTCATTAAGTGCATCAGGATCATTCTTTAAAGAGTCAACTTCAATCTGCCAATAGTTAACTGCTGATTGATGAATATATTCGTCATCAATACCTAGTACTTTTGATTTAACATCATTAATAACAGGCATACCGTACCTGTCAATGAAACCTTCCATATTCCATTCCATAGGTATAAACAAACTGTACATACCACTTTTAGTCTGACCATTTGCATTTCTACTACCTACATTAGAGTCTTCATATAATTTTTTAAATGCATCACCACCCTTGCTTAAAGCATTGGATGTTGATCCCATCATACATTTTCCTATAATTTTACTACCTAAACGTAAACAAGTTTTTGTAACCCTCCAGTTGTTTAATATATTATTTGGTTTAACCCATTTTCCACTTTCATCATGAACCAATAACAATAGTTTTTCACCATCATAAGAGTTGTCATCTGTATTTTTCCAATCGATTGTTGTATCAAGACCTTCTAGAGTATCGTCCTCTGAAGTGTACATATTTTTTTTAGTAATCTTTGAAGCTGGTATTCTAAAAGCTAATTCAGTTTTAGGTTTATCCATACCATCCATAATAGGTTTAAAGAAAAAAGGTAATCTACTATTTATAGGAACAACTTTATCTGTAAACATTTTCTTAGCATCACTACCTGTTGAAGACATAAACGAAAAACCGGAACGTCTAATTTTTAAGTAAACCATTCCAAAACTTCTCTTATCAGCTTTACAAGCTTCCCAAAAAATAAACAGTAAACGATTAGCTTCTCTAAAATCTGGATAACCCACATCAATACTTGTCCATTGCAAATACATATAGTGAGATCCTGTTATATATGTAGGAATTCCATTAGACATAAACCAAAAACCATCTTCCCTAAAATCAAACTCACTCTCTATGTAATCAACCCATCTATTCTTAAAAACAGATGGCATTTCATTCCATTGAAATATTGATTGTATTTTAGAAAGTTCTTTTGGAAGGTCTTGTCTTTCCCAGTATTGTAATTCTTTTTTCTTATTTCTCTTGAAACAATTCTTAGGAGTAGCAGGTAGTCCTATTTTTAATTTTTGTATTTCTATAACATCACCTAAAGTACCGTCTTTTGATATTATAATAAGATCGTATTTAGAGTCGTAGCCGTAAACCCAAGACTTAGCTTTATTTTTATTAGATAAAACCGACTTAGGTATATAGTCTTTTACAACTCTATATATGTTATTTAGATCTTCTTTCTGCAAATCCTTGCTTAGTATCTGTTTTGCTTGCTCCTTTTTCAGAAATTTCTATAGCCTCCCTCTCTGCTTCAATACGATTTAGTATTTCAAAAGCATCAAATATTGCTAGCTTCTTTGTTGCTGCTGCGTTCTTTAATTTATCAGCAGCTAAATCATCATCAGGATCGTGTTTAATAATAGCCTCCTTGGCTACTTTTATCAGTTGCTCTACCGCCCTGTGACCTGCTTCTATTATTTTTAATTTTATTTCTTTTGATTTCATTTTTAATCCTTTTAGATTTTTTTAATGGAATTCTTTCTTCATTCCATTCATCTTCAAAAAAAAAGTAATCATTCTTCATTATAAAACCATTGTTATTTGATGATCATACATACGATATAACTTTTCTCCGTCAACCTCAAATTCATATTCACTTTCTGGTTTGAATGTGACCTTATCTCCTTTATTAACTCCTTTACTAATTAAGTATTCGTTAGGATATTTAACTAAGCCAACTAAAGGTTCTTCAGTAAATGGTTTATAAATATATGTATCTATGGCCTCAATAGGCTCTATGAAGCAAAACCTGTCATGTGAGTTCCATCCATTTTCATTCTTATATAAAAAGAACTGATCGTTTTCAATAAAAAAAAGATCATCTTTAAAGAAGCTTCTTCCACTTCTTCTTCGACCTTTCATATCATTATAAAACTTAAAAACATTATGATGTACAAGTAATGTATCACCTTTTTTTATAGGACCATTATACCCTATAGGAAGTTCGTGAACTATTGCTTTTCTATTTGAAAACTTATAATCCTCTTCAGAAGTGCTTGTAATAAAATCTACACCTCCAATATCTTTTGTATTGTTATACCTTTTATCATTCTCAGGTTTTGCAATAAAAAAAAATGGTGATCTCATAATTTACTGAGTATTAGAAGTTTATATTATACTCAATAGAGACCGGCATTGAATAGTTAAATTCTTTCCATAATAAAACCTCATCACTTTTATTAATAATATAAATCTTTATAGAATTACTATTATGATCTTGTTTTATTAAATGAATAGAGTGACTTGAATTTAATATGTCCTGACCAACAATATAATGCATAGCACTAGATTTATAATCAGGACCTATAGATATCTTTCTTATGTCCATTAAAGAATTTTTTACTTATTCTTTACTGTCTTCAATAGGCTTAAAAGACCCGTCTGTAGTATCAATAGTTACTGAACCATACTCCTCTTCTAGTTCTTTTTGAAACTCAGAAAGCTGTCTTTGTAATTCAGCTAATTGATGCAATAAGTCATGCTTTTGTGATTCTACGGATCCGATTTGTGATTGTCCGTTTTGAATTGATCCTAAAATTTCTTTTAGTTTTTTGAATTGTTCTTCAGTTAATTTACCCATTATATTTAATTTTTAAACAAATATACAAAATATTATTTATTCTTCATCAATAACCTCTTCTTCTTGCGCTGGTTCTTCCGTTTCTGGTTCTGGAGTAGGTGGTTGTGGATTCATCCAGGTAAAATATAAATCCTCATTCACTGGTGTGATTTGAGACTCTATGTTTGCAGCTATACTAGCTTGCATTGCAGGAACATCTAATGATCCTTCTAACCATCCAATGACTACATTCTCAAAAGCCTCAGTATCTTCATACGGAGTAAAAGGCTCACCTGCTACATATGTGTAACTTTGCGTTCCAATAGTAGTTGACGAATAAGTTTTACCTCCTGACTCTTCAGATCCTGTGTATCTATAATGTACTGTGTATATTACGTTGTCTTGTCCTTCTGATTGAATGTGAGCATTCATTGCTGGGATGTCCCAATTATAAATAATTGCCATTGTTTTTTTTTATTAATTAACTTTTACAAATATACAAATTTTAATTATACATTTAAATTGACATATACGTTGTGTTGTTCTGAATAGCAATCTACTGTTTTGCAATTCCAATTGTAAGTTGTCATAATTTTTGTTTAAAATTTTGGTTGCTTATAGATTTGTGTTATATTGTACTAATTTCCATACATAGTTAGGGTTGGTTCCTGTTCTTATTAGATAATATATATAATTTTTATTTATACTTGAGCTAAATATACCACCTGGAGATGAGTCTTTACCATAATAATCCGCAACTGCAACGCCATTTTTGAAAGCGTACGTGTAACCTGAACCCCCAATCAATATTATATCATCACCATCAACTGCGCTATCTAGCAAGTTAGTAGTAGAAAGAGTTATACCGCTAGTTATAACGCTTGTAACGTCAATATCTGTTCTAGATGAAGCTGTAGATAGATCAAATGCAGTACTTAACGTCCAATAAGCTGTATACACGTCTTGGTTACCGCCACCTGGCCCCTTGTACGAGGAATATAATGTAGTTCCCGCCGCGTTAAAAGCAAACCCGCCATAGCTAGAAGAGGCAGGTGTATCAACAGAGGAACTAGAGGAGCTACTTACAGTAGTTATATCCCAAGGTGTAGATAAACTGTACTGTCCAAGACTTCCTACATTACCTTTAAACATTTTACTACCGTCGCTAGAAAATGTTATTGAATCATCATAAAAAGTAAAATAAGCTGGTGATTTTGCAACATAAGCAATAGTAGAAGATATATCATTAGCTGTAGCTATTGATGCTTGTATTATTTTACCTTCAAAGTGGTCTTTTATATAAAGTCTAGTACCTCCTTGATCTACAAAAATAGGAACCATAACAAAATCAGAACCCCCTAAAATACTAGATGATAAAGTTGCTGGTGAATTAGAATTCTCAGAAATATCAGCC